TTCATCATACCGCTGGTGAATTTTTTTCAGACTCCATTATACGGAGTAATGAATTATCACGTAGAAATCGTAGCGAATTCGGAAGACCAGGTAAAAGATACGTTCAAAGTAGCGTATGACATGCTGCATGATAATCCTAAGTTTAAAGGCAAGTTCTCGGTCACAAAGGAGCTGATCTCAAACCTTGTAACCGGTGCAGAAATGAAATATAACACATCCAATGCAAAAACAAAGGATGGAAAAAGAACCGGTTGCCTGGTGCTCAATGAGATACACGCATATGAAAATTATGATCAGATCAATGTATTTGAATCATCATTCGGTAAAGTTAAGCATTCACGGGAATTCATAATCACGACAGACGGATATGTCAGAGACGGTCCACTGGATGAAATATCCGCAATGTGTATGGAAATTCTTGAAACGGGAGAAAACCCACTGGGGTATTTTCCGTTTATCTGTGAGATTGATGATCTAAAAGAGGCAGACGATCCGGATGCATGGCATAAAGCAAATCCATCACTGGAATTTCTGCCAATTCTGGCAAACCGCATTATGCATGATTACCTGGAACAAAAAAAAATTCCATCTAAGCGAGCGGAGTTCCTGACAAAGAGAATGAACCTTCCGGCAAGAAGAGAGGAAGAAACGGTAACGACATGGCAAAATGTCCTGAGAGCATGTTATGAAGGTGAGACGATGAAAGAACTGGAACGAAAGATTCCACGGATAACATTGGACACGCGAGGACATGCAGCAGTGATCGGCATTGACTATGCGGATGTGCGAGACTTCGCATCAGCTGGCGTTCTGACCAAGACGGATGATGGAGAGTGGATATGGAGACAACATACATGGATCTGTGCCGACTCTCCGTTTATTGATTCCATTAAATTTCCGTTGCGAAATGCTGGACAAGCAGAATTTGAAGATTTTGAAGTTGTTCCTGGACCAGTAATTGATGTGAATCTGATTGTTGACTGGTGTATGGAACAGATGCGAATTTTTGATATAAAGAAAATCGCAATGGACACATACAGATACACATTATTCAAGCAAGCCTTTGAAGAAAGAGGAATTTCTATTGAAAACAAGAAGAATCCTCACGGAATCGTGAGACTGATCAGAAAGATTTCTTCAGCTACAGGAATTATTGCTCCGTTTATCCAGTCAATGTTTTCACAAGGGATGATCAACTTCGGACCGTCGGCAATTATGCGATGGTACACAAATAATACAAGTGTGACTGAGGACAAATTCGGTAATAAAAGCTTTGGTAAAATCGAACCGAAGTTAAGAAAAAATGATGGATTTATGGCTTTTGATGTAGCTATGTTCTGCAAGGACGAGCTGGAAGTCCAGATTATATACGTTTAGGAGAAAAGATATGTTTAATTTTTTTATTCAGAATCGGAATAAGGAAATGCAGTCTTTGGCGGAAATCATTGCAGTGGATATGGCTAAACTGAACCTATCAAGGCTTGCCATTGAAAAAGCCATGCTGATGATCGCAAAGGCGATTGCAAAATCTGACATTCTGATTCAGACGGAAAGTAAAGATAAAAGAAGACAGGAATATCGGTTAAACATACAGCCGAATGACCATGAATGTGGAACAGCGTTCTGGACGGAAGTGGTTAAGCAGCTGCTGACGGAACAGGAAGTTTTGATCATTCCGCTTGGTGGAAAATACTACCGAGCATCCGCCTGGGAGTCCACTACAAATGTGCTGACGGAAAGAACATACTCGCATATCACGCTTACTTGTGGCGGATACGATTATGCTCTTTTAAAATCATTCAGGACATCAGAAGTCATACAATTAAAGTATGACAATGCAAAAATCAAGCTGTATCTGCAGAATGTAGTCAGTCAATATGATAAGACACTAGATTCCATCAATGCAATGATGCGTATGTCGGCACAGCCACGATATAAGCTGAAGCTTGGCACCAGTACGCTGTCATTCCGGGAAAAGCAAGCGGACGGAACAGATAAAGTAATGACAAAGGATCAGTATGTTGCGAAAATCAAAAATTTACTGGAAGCCGATGAACTTAGCGTTCTGACAGAATCAGATAATGTATCCGTGGATCAGATGCAGATCAACACTTCCGTCAAAGCCGAGGAACTGTCGAAGATGGCTCAGCAAATCAACAATGAGGTAGCGAATGCATTTGATATTCCTGAAGCTGTATTTAATGGAAATATCACGGAACAATCCGATGCCACCAATGAATTTATTACTTATGCAGTCGGACCGATTGCTGAAGTTATCAACGATACTCTGACTGCTTACATTGTCGGAGAAACCGATTTTTGTAGCAAAAACGAGAAAGTCTTGGTATGGCTTGCGAGATTTAAGCATGTTGACATTGTTGATAGTGCAGTCAACCTTGATAAGCTCCGTGGAATCGGATTCAACCTTGACGAGCTTCGCGAAATGGTCGGCTATCCATTACTAAATACAGATTTCAGTCAGGAAAGAGCACTGACGAAAAACTATGGAGAGGAGGGCAGTACGAATGAAACCTAGCAACCATACATAGTCGGAGGTGATCCAACCTATCTCGGAGCTGTCCGTTAAACAGTAAACTTAAAAGAAAGGAAAGAGAACATGGACGCAAAAAAGTACTATTCTTTGGAATCTAAGAATGATGTGGCAGACCTCTACATTTTTGGGGATATCACATCATGGCCGTGGTTAGAAAGTGACGTGTCAGCAAGCGGAATTGTGAACGAACTACAGTCCTTGGATGTAAAGGAAATTAATGTGCATATCAACAGCTATGGCGGTGAAGTCGCAGAAGGATTGGCGATTTACAATACGCTCAAGAATAGTGATATGAAAGTCACTACAATCTGTGATGGATTCGCTTGTTCCGCAGCATCAGTCATTTTTATGGCAGGTGACGAAAGAATCATCAATGAAGCGTCACTGCTCATGATCCACAATGCATGGACATATGCGAATGGAAATGCTACAGAGCTTAGAAAGGCAGCAGAAGACCTTGATAAGATTACACAGGCTTCCGTCAATGCTTATGTAAGTCGAGCAGTGATTTCAGAAGATGAGATTAAAAATCTCATGGACAATGAAACGTGGATCACAGCTCAGGAAGCTGTAGAATATGGATTTGCTACAAAAACCGAAAAGTCCGATGATGGCGGAATTAAACAATCAGCATTTGCAAATATTCGCAGAGCCATTCTCAAAAAACCGGAAAATGTAAAGCCGGTAGAAATTGCAATGCAGTTGGATAATGAAGCAATCGCAGAGGTCATTGCGGAAAGAGTAGTGAATCTTTTACAGAAAAAAGAAGTTCCGTCAGAACCGAAGGAACCAGCAAATAGCAGCACTGGATGGAGTGCATTTTTTGAGTAGAAAGGAAAAGATAAAATGAAGATTGAAAATTTATCGCAGGAATTAAAAGAAAAAGTTAAGCAGCTGTTAGAGAGCGCTCCGGCAGATCAGAAAGCGGATGCGATTATGCAGTCGATCGAAATGATCGAGGAAGCAGCACATGCAGATCTGATCAATCAGGTGGTGGCAGAGGCAGAAAGAGCGAGCCATGACGCTGAATTTAAGAAACAGCTTGGACTCCGCAATCTCTCACAGGAAGAAAAGAAATTTTATGAGGGATTCAAGGATATTAAGCAGTCTGTAACAGCAAATCAGATTGATATCATCCCGACAGAAATTATCGATCGCACACTCGATGATGTAAGAAAAGCATCTCCAATTTTAAAACTGGTAAACATGGCACCGGCAAATGTAAAGAAATGGATTGTAGCATCACATTCAGGTGCAGCAGTATGGGGAGATCTTACAGATGAAATCAAGGGCGAATTATCAGGAACTATTTCAGCACTAAATATCGAACTCCATATGCTGTCCGCATATCTGGTGATCCCGAAAGCCATCCGTGAACTTTCCATGGAATTTGTAGACCGGTATTTTATGGCAATCCTTTCAGAAGCAATGCAGGATGGTCTTGTAAAAGGTTATCTGGATGGAGATGGAAAGACTGGGCCGATCGGTATTTTCCGTCAGATCGGAACCACAAATGACGATGGAACAAATAAAGCGAAGACCGTTTTAAATAACATCACCAAATTCAGCCCGAAAGGACTTGCAAATGTAAGAAAAACCCTTACAAATAACGGAAAACGTGTTGTTACCAAACTGTATCTGATTTGTAACCCGGCAGATGAAGCGGAATATGTAGATCCGTGCATGTTTGGAGAAGCACTTACTGGTGGATATGTCAATAAAACATTCATTGATATTGAAAAGATCCCGGATGCTAACTGCCCGCAGGGTAAAGCAGCATTTACCATTGATGGATATTACACAATGGGTGCGACGGGTGTGAGAGTAACAGAATATGATCAGACAAAAGCGATGGAAAATGCGGATCTGATCATTGCGAATTGCTTTGCGAATGGACGAGCTGTTGATGATAATGTTGCAGTTATTTTCGACGTCACAAAACTTGAAGAGTATGTAATTAACGTACATCAGACATCTACTGCATCCGTTTAGTAAGAGTGAGGGCAGAGTATGAACGAAAATGAATTATCCATTCTTGTTGATGAGATGAGAGAAGAGTTCCAGATTCCTCCATACTGCGATGACAGACAGCTGAGAAATCTTGCAAAAGAAGGTGAACATGCAGTCAGGAGATTGAATCCTGGCTGCAGCATCACCAAAGATTTGACGTATCGAATGCTAATGAAGAATTATATGTATTATTCTTATCACCATCGAGTAAGTGAGTTTTTTGAGAATTATGCAAGTGTGATCCTGACTTGGCAGATGGAGACGGAGGTGGACGTAAATGGCACTGCCTGAATACACTGACGGAGTATTTGAACTGTATCGCATCGAAAATGATGAGTCGGAAGATTATCCGGAAGAAAAGCTCCGTGATACCGGAATGCGCTTTTGGTATCGCGAGCTTGCGGTATATGACACCACCAGAGCAAAGCTGTCTGCCGACAGCATTGAAGTGACGCTAAAACTCGCTATTCCACAGTATAAGCAGATTAACAGTAAATGTGTCTGTATTATTGGCGGAGAACAACACGAGATCTACAATGTGGCGCACATCACTACGAAAGATGGATTTAGAGAGTCGGAACTGACTTTAAAAACACCAGCGCATGATCGTGAGGTGATCGCATGACACAAAAAGAATTAAGTAAGCTCTTACATGCCATCGACTGTCCGGTTAATGAGGGAGTCAGTAGTCTCAAAAATGAAAAGGTATTTCCGAGAATTGATTACTGGGAGATTATGTGGGAAGACACAATGGCATCCGGTGACGATTATGAGAATGAGATTACATGGCAGATTAGTTTTTATGCTAGAAAGCCACGCAATCCGAAACTGATTGCATTGAAAAACCGTCTGAATGAGCTTGGCTACCATCCGACCATTGCTCACGAATACGTGACAGAAGACCGTGTATGGCATTCTTACTTCTCAATTACAACTGATGGAGTGATTGGATGAGCAGCGGGATAACCTTTGACAGTGGAGGGTTTGAAGACTTCGAGGAACTGTTGAAACAGTATTCCGAGAACGTAAGACCGGACAAAGCACTTGACGCAGTGGAAGAGGGGGCAAAGGAGTTTGTGAATGACCTTCTGAGACTCCCAAAACCACGAAGTCAGATCACCAAAGCGGGGTACACGCATATCGTGAGTACATTCGCACTGGAAAGAACTGACAGCGGAATTAAGGTTGGATGGGGCAAGTATTACGGTCCAATGCTTGAGCATGGAACCAGGAAGATGGCAGCAAGGGCACACTTGAAGCCACTCTTTGAAAGAAACAAGGAAAAATACTACAAGAAGATGACAGAGAGCATCTTCGGTTAGGAGGTTAACTAATGCCTATTAATACAAAAAAACCGGCTATGAAACAGACAGTCGGTGCACAGTATATGTGTTTTGCTGATGCAACAGAGGGCAAAGAGTACGATGGCACTTACGAGGCTGATGTTGAGAAGACAGAAGTCGTTAAGAGCGTAAAGGTAACTGAGAACTCTGAGACAAGTGATGTGTATGCATCCGGAAAAATCTATGATTCAGATTCACCGATGTCCAGTATCGACATCGAGGTATCTGTGATTGCATTCCCGGACGATACAATATCCAAAATGCGCGGAGAGACAAAAGGAACAGGCGGACTTATCCTCGCTGGCGGAAAGAGCGAAAGACCAATCTTTGCTTATGGAAAGGTTGTAAAACTGAAAAACGGAAAATCTCGTTATGAGTGGTTTCCAAAATGCAAGCTTGTTGAGAACTCCGATGATATTGCAACATCTGAGGAAAAAGCAAGTGAGCAGACAGACACGATTAAGATCAGGGCATATCCGTTTGATGCAGAAGGAAACATCGTGAGCAAGGTCACAGAGTCCACGGCACCGGCAGGACTTACAGAAGAGAAGTTCTTTGCGAAGCCGATTCTGACGGATGCAGACCTTACTACAGCGGTAGGAGCGTGATTAAATGAAATCCAAGCTGATTGAATTAACAGATGGATCCAAACTGGAAGTAAAGGTTAATTTCTATACTCTTTACCTTGTGAAGATGAACGGAATTGACAAGAAGATTGATGGAAAAAGTGAACTGACCGATGATGAAAATATGGAACTTGCAGGCAAGCTGATCTACATTATCCTCAGATCAAATGGCTTAAAGGTTGACGAAGAGGAAGCCATGATGCTTACTCCAATGGATGCATCAAGTATTCAGGACATTTTCGATGAGTTCGAGAAGAGACTCAATGAATATAAAAAAAAAGAACAGGCGAAGAAGTCGAATGCTCCGAGGAAGAGATAAATATCAACTGGGCGGAGTATATGGTTGCTGCGCGTAAGATGGGAATGAGCGAAGAAGAATTTTGGAACTCTGATCCCATCTTTTTTAACGAATGCCTGGAAGTATTTATGGAAGTAGAAAAAGCAAAGGGAGGTGCTTTGATTGGCTAATAGTGATTTAAAGACCGTAGGGCTATCGTTTAAAGCTGACGGTACGGTTGACTTCCGGAAGTCATTGACCGATGTTAATAATGCAGTCAACGAGAACAGATCAGCTTTTAAGCTTGCAAAATCTGAATGGGATAGTAGTACATCGTCTGCGGAAAAGCTGAGAGCGACACAGGAATATCTGCAGAATCAGACAGAAACATATACGCAGAAAGTCGATAGATTGACGGAGATCCTGAAAGCACAGGAAAGTGCGGAAGTAAGAGACGAAGCAGCTATCTCGAAGACAAGGCAGCAGTTGGATAATGCCAAAGCATCTCTAAACAATTATAAAAGTGGTCTTGAAGATGTGAACGAAAAGCTGAAAAGTGGAGTTGCCACATTGGAAGATTACTCAAAAAAAGTAAAAGACTTTAGTGACAGCACTGGAAAGATTGGAAACTCTTTGACGAAGAATGTCACTGCACCGATTACTGCAGCTGGTGCCGGAGTCATGGCAGCATGGGCACAAGTTGATGAGGGAATGGATATCATTGTCCAAAAGACCGGTGCCACGGGTGATGCACTGGAAGAAATGCAGAACTCTGCAAGGAATATTGCAAAGACGATTCCGACTGACTTTGAGGCAGCCGGAACTGCAGTCGGAGAAGTAAATACACGATTCCATTTGACCGGCGAAGAGTTGGAAGACTTGTCTGCGAAGTTTATCAAATTTGCCGAGCTGAACGGAACAGATGTCAACTCATCCATCGACAGCACGCAAAAGGTTATTGAAGCGTTTAATTTGAGCGCAGAAGATGCAGGAGCACTCCTCGACACAATGAATAAGGTTGGACAGGATACAGGAATCTCAATGGATACACTGGCATCATCTATGGTGTCGAATGCTGCAGCGCTGAAAGAATTGGGAATGTCCGCTGCCGATGCTGCTACATTTTTAGGACAATGCGAGACATCTGGAGTTGATACAAGCGCAGTAATGGCCGGACTCAAAAAAGCATTGGTCAATGCATCGAAAGAGGGCAAAAGCATGAAAAATGCGCTGTCAGAACTTCAAGACACGATGGTTAACGCAGGAAGTTCTTCCGAAGCTTACAATGCTGCGGTTGAGCTGTTCGGTGCGAAAGCTGGTCCTGCACTAGCAGAGTTTTGTCAAAGCGGAAAACTGAATTTTGACGAACTCGGCGCATCTCTTAATGATAATCTGGGAAGCGTAAATGACACCTTTGAAGCTACACTGGATCCAGCTGATCAGTTTAAATTGACACTGAATCAGCTGAAAGATGCTGGATTTGATGTCGGAAATGCACTGGGACCGGTGCTTGCTGAATGTTTACAGATGGTCACTCCGATTCTGAAAGATATTATTGCTTCGTGGAACTCTTTGTCTCCAGGAACACAGGAGATGATCTTGAAGTGCTTATTATTGGCGGCTGCACTCGGACCGGTATTTAGCATTATAAGCAAAGTATCTGGTGGAATCTCTGGCGTGATCGATGTCGGAACGAAAGTTGCTCCGGTTATTGCCAAGGCAAAAACAGGATTCGCAGCATTTAACGCTGTTCTTGCAGCTAATCCGATTATCATAGTCATAGCAGCAGTTGTTGCACTTATTGCAATTTTTGTCACTCTCTACAACAAATGTGAATGGTTTCGTGATGGCGTAAATGCTGTCTTTGGCGGAACCCGTGATTTTATTAAGGGAGTCGTTGACAAAATTAAGGGATTCATGAGTTTTGAATGGAAACTTCCGAAAATCAAACTTCCACACTTCAAGGCAAGCGGATCATGGTCGCTTGTTCCGCCGAAATTTCCGAAATTCTCCGTAGATTGGTATGCGAACGGTGGTATCTTGAACAGTCCGACAATTTTCGGAATGAACGGAGACAGAATGATGGGCGGTGGCGAAGCCGGAGCGGAGGCAGTTCTTCCAATCGACTTACTAAAGACTTATATCCGTGATGAGATGCAGTCCAATAATACTGTACTTGCTCAGTTGATTGCTGAAGCTTTGTCGGAATTGACATTTGTCATTGAGAATAACATTTCACTCGGAGACAAAAAGCTTGCTGATGTACTAGTAGATGCCATCATCAAAAAGCTGTCCTCTAGCGTTAAATGGAAGAAAGGAGCTGTCGGAGTATGATGGACGTAGAATACAATGGAATTCTTGCATCAAGCTTAGGAATCTATGCGAAAAATATTCCTGACATTCCGGCAGCTGTCCGAAAAGAAAAGACAGTGGATATTCCTGGCATGGACGGAACGCTGATTCTGTTGGAGGGAGGTTATGAATCCACAGAAATCAAAGTGGATTTTAACTTTATTGGAGATTCTGACCGATGGGATGAACGTTTCGGACTTGCAAAAAAATGGCTGTCAAAAAGAGGTGGATTGCTCCGGTTTGGCTGTGATCCGGAGCATTACTACAAGATTTTGAAAGTTGAAGTGGACGATGGGAAGCGTACTACGGAAAGAGTTGGTAATTTTACAGCTACTTTCCTAACCAAAGATGGACTTAGGTATCTCGAAAGCGGACTCGGAGAAATGCCTGCGAGTGATGTGGTAGATAATCCTTATGAGATTGCCTATCCAATCTATAAGATTACTGGCGAGGGCGAATGCACTCTTGTCGTCAATGATGGAAAAATGGTGGCAAATATAGGGCAAAACCTAACCATTGACACAGGACGGAAGCTTGCATACAGAGAAGACGGAACACTTAGTAATACGTCTGTGACTGGTGATTACGATAACCTCATTTTGATTGAGGGGAGAAATAAAATCGAAATTACGGACGGATTTGAACTGAAAGTAATTCCGAATTGGAGGCGTTTATAGTGATTCAGATTTATAGTGCCGAAAATAAAGATTATGATCACAATGGAGATATGACACTTCTTCCGGAAGAATGTTCTGTTCATGTGGTACTGAATGGCGAATGGACAGCCACATTAGAGCATCCGATTGATGATGAGGGCAGATGGAAATATATCAATGACAATGCAGTTGTTAAGATGCCATCATTCAATGGCGAACAGTTGTTCCGTATTAAAAATAAAGAAAAAAGAGATTCAGGAGTGAGTGCAGAGCTTACTCCTATCTTTTTGGATGCAAAAGAGGATTGCTTTTTATTGGACGTAAGACCAACCGAGAAGAATGGACAAGATGCATTGGACATCATGACCGCTCCGAACAAGATGTATTCAGCAAAGTCGGATATCAAAAAGTTATCTACAGCGTATTATCAGACAAAAAATCTGATTGAAGCCATCAATGGAAATGATGAGAACTCATTTATCAATAGATGGGGTGGCGAAATCCTCTACAATAACTATCAGATCACGATAGATGATCATGTCGGTGGTGATTATGGAGTGCAAGTCCTCTACGGCAAGAATATCGTCAAGGACGGATTTTCCGAAACGATCGACATGACGGAAGTTGCTACGAGAATCATTCCGAAGTCATACAACGGATATATGATTGCCGGAGACGCACCTTGGATAGATTCGCCACTGATTGAAAAATATCCAACAGTGCATTACAAAGTCATGTCTTTTGAGGATGTGAAAATGCGTGCAGATGCCTCAGAGGACGATGAGACAAACGGAACAATCATTTGCGATACGCAGGAACAGCTCGAAGGAGCGCTCAAAAAGAAATGTGAAGAACAGTATGCTGCAGGTGTCGACAAGCCGAAGATTACGATCAAAGCAGACATGGAGCTTCTGCAGAACACGGAACTGTACGAGGACGTGAAAGAGTTGGAAGCTGTATCACTTGGAGATACCGTCCACTGTAAACACTCTAAGCTCAGAATCGTATCTGATGCAAGAGTCATCGAATTGGAATGGGATGCTGTAAGGAATAAGCTTATTTCGGTCACCCTGGGAAAATTCCAGTACAATTTTTTAAATAACGTATCGTCCATCATGAATAGAGTTGAACAGGCTATCCGCTCAGATGGTAGTCTTATTGGACAGCAAGTGCAAGGTACGATCAATGGAGTTAAGGCGCAGCTTAGAGCACAGTCATCCATTGCAAAAAAGCAGACGGTCCGTGCGGTATTGTTTGAGGATTTGGATCCTGACTCCCCAACATTTGGAGCAATGTGCTTAGGCACGCTCGGATTTGAGATTGCATCAGAGCGTACGGCTGATGGGAGAGATTGGAAGTGGAGCACATTCGGAACAGGACAAGGATTCTTTGCAGATTTTATTGTGGCCGGAACAATGCTTGCTGATCGTATCAAAGGCGGAACGTTGGAATTAGGCGGTGCCGGAAATGGTAATGGAGTTGCGAAAGTACTTAACGCTGACGGAAATGAGATTGTGCGATTAGACAAGGATGGTGTGTACGCAAAAGGCAAATATGTCTGTGCTAACACGGATGGGAGCCAGACGGCTACCCTTTCAAATGGAAAATTAACATTCAAGACCGAATCTTACGAGGTTGTCATCCGTGCTGGTGCGATCGGTGGATTGACAGGACTTATGATCTATCCAGAGCAAGGTGCTGTTAGAACAAAATTCCTCTCTATTGGAGATAAATTATCTGCAAGGTTTGACAATATATCGCTTCTGGCTTCGGGAAAAACAACCATCGGTGGAGCATCTCTTGAGGTGCAACGTGACGGAAAAGGATATTCCGGCAAGACCGGAAAAGCTGTCTTTTCTGACGGAACTTACCTCGAATACGTCAATGGATTTTTGGTTGGTGGAAATACGAAAGAAGGTGGCTTTTAATGGCTTGGACCATCGGAAATTACGCTCTATCACAAGAGCAGATGAATGCAAATGCGTTGGAAGTGTATAAATATCTCTCAGCAAGAGGATGGTCGCTAAATGCAATTGCTGGATTGCTTGGCAATATGCAGAGTGAGTCCTATGTCAATCCTGGAGTGTGGCAGAGTTTACAAGCGAACAACTATTCGGGTGGGTTTGGTCTTGTGCAGTGGACTCCTGCCACGAATTATACGGACTGGGCGCGCCAGAACGGATATGATATTGCAGATCCGAACGGTCAGCTGTATTGGATTGACGCCTTGTCGGAGACGACAGGACAGTGGATTCCAATAAGCGCTTACAATATGTCGTGGAGCGCATTTAAAAAGTCAGGATCCTCGCCGGAAGAACTCGCCAGTGCATTCCTCAAAAATTTTGAACGCGCCGGAGTAGAGGTTGAGTCCAACAGACGGTCACAGGCTCGGAGTTATTTTAATTTACTCGGTCAGTACGGTAAAAATGCCAAAGCTGTAGAGTCTGCAGTTCAATGGGCGATTGGAATTGCAAATGATAATAGTCACGGATACGATCAAGGGAGTCGCTGGGGTCCAGACTATGACTGCTCCTCATTACTGATCACTGCCTATCAGCAAGCCGGAATCAAGGTTAAGGATGCCGGTGCGACATATACCGGAAATATGTACTCTGCATTTTTAGCGTGTGGATTTGAGGATGTGACAGGATTTGTCAATATGTCAAATGGTAGCGGAATAAAGCGAGGAGATATCTTACTAAACACAGCAAGCCACACTGCTATGTCGATCGGCAATGGTCAAGTAGTACAGGCGAGCCAGAATGAGCTTGGCGGTGCTACGGGAGGTCAGAGTGGTGACCAAACAGGACGAGAAATATGGTGCACGAATTATTATAATTTCCCGTGGAATTATGTCCTGAGATTGTCGCACAGTGAATCAGGCGGATCGTCAGGCGGAGCATCAGCGTATATCGTCAAATGGATTCCAGGGTAGAAAGGATAAACTATGAATACAATTAAAAGGGATGTGTATGTGTTAAAAAATACCATCAAAATTCCGATTGAAATCACGCAAGGCACTGACATGATCGGAATCGAATTTACGGTCAGGGATTTTACGATTCCGGCAACGGCAGCAGTTGTGGCTTATGCAAATCACAAAAGCATGAGCAGACCTAATTCCGCTCTGTGCGAACTGGCTGATAATGTGATTGCGTTTTCCCCGAGTTCAGGTTTTTTTGCTGTTGGAATGAATGAGTTGCAGATCAGGATCATTAATGAAGACAAGACACTAGTATCTTTTGCGGAAAAAGTAAAATGCTCTGGATCTGCTGGATTTCCAGACGATGAGGAAGAAGGCAAACAGACTCTTGTCGAGCAGGCGGTCACGGCGGTAAGCAAAGAATCTGGCGAAAGAAAAACTGCTGATGAGAATGAAAAAGCACAGCGTATTGCAGGCGATCAAGAAGAAAGAGATGCAAGGATTGAAGCAATCAATCTCGAAAAGAGTGAAAGAGATAAAGCGATTGAAGCAGAGAAAAACGCAAGAATCAAGGCAGACGATGAAATCAAAGCGAATCGCGCAAAAACTCTCGATGCGGTAAAAACCACTACAAAAGAGGGTACATTTGTTGATGCCTTGGCGGTTAAAGAACTGAGCGAAAAGATGGACGGTATAGACGTAAAGACGGAGAATCTTGGAAAGAAGATTGCTATATTTGTAGACTCAGTTGTAAAAGGTTCAGTTAGCTTTAACACATCGGACTACTTAAAAGATGGAGTCAAATACGCTTTTACCGTAACCGTGTCCTCGGCTGTTAACGATACATCTTGTGCGCAGGAAATAAGCTGCAAGCTTAATAATACGCTGATTGGCCAGAATGGTAATTACTGTAAATTATCATCTACATTTTGCGGACGATGCTCAAAAGGAGACACAATCCTTGTTACGTCATACAAAAATGGCGGGGAGTGGAGCATGTTTAACACGAGACTGATTTTTGTTCCGGTAGATTAGGAGGTGATGGAAAATGGCGGAAATCAATTATATCGAAATTAATGCGGAAAATCGCAGTATTACGATTCCACAAAGCGAAAAACTACTTGGAGTCGAAAATGACAGCAAGGCAATCCGAAAGTACTTCCGATGTCCGAAAATTGTCGGAGATGGAATTGACCTCACAAAATCCGATGTGCATATCAACATCCAGAATGCATCAAATAAGGTATCCGGAAAAGACAGATACAATGCCGAGAATTTAAAGGTGTCTGGCGAAAATGTAACTTTTGAGTGGAGTCCTCTGCGGAAAGCTACATCACACAAAGGCACTGTCAGATTTAGCGTGTGCGTGACTGAAGAAGGTACAGACAGAGAATGGAATACCACGATCGCGACCTTGAACGTGTTAGAAGGCGAAGAACTTTTTACAGAAAAAGAGCGTGAAGAAAGAGGCTCTGACTTTGCCGGAATCCTTACTGCGGACGCAACCGCGGATGCAGACAGCATTGAACTCGGAAAGAGCGCCTATGTGAATGGAAAGAAAATTGAAGGGACGTTGACGAGCAAAAATGAAATTAAAGCAGTTGCAAAAAAAACGGAACTATCATCCACACCAATAATCATTCCGAACTATGGTCAGAGTACAATGCCGGTGCTTAAGCATACAATTGAAGTCTCTCTTGCAGACACGAGTAAACCGATACTGTTAAAAGGAGACATTAAAAAAACGGTTGTGTACAACGAGGCAGGCAGTATTTATGGAGATGCAAAAGCGTCAGATGTAAGAGTCGGAAAAACATTTACGTCAAGCAATGGCGTGAAAATTACAGGAACGCTGGTAACTAGCGAGGTCAAGTACGGAACAATAACCGGAAAAGGAATGAATGGCCAAGCGATTGAAACTGGACTTAGCAATGTGTCGAGATTCATAATGGCGAGAAAATTTCCGAGCAGTAATGCTAAACACGGAATCTTATCGTTGGTGTATAAGGACGGAAAATTAAGCGGAATAGCTGGATTTATCGGAGTTGGCTACAACTCGGTGGATAACCACAGTATCGGTACAGTTGCAATAAATAAAGGAACCATAACTTACACGCCAAAAGCTGATGAAGATATGTCCGCGCTCACAGAGGGCGATACCTACGACTGGATTGCGATTGGAGAATAAAAGAATAGGAGAATCAACATGAAAAGAAAAAGAAGAAAATTAGCAGCTATCATCTGCGCACTCACACTGGCTCTTTCCAGTGCCGTACCGGTGTCGGCTTGTACGCCACCACTTAAACCACCGTCTGTCGAAATCCCAGATATTACTTTTCAGCCAGATGATGCTCTGAAAGAAGCTATCAGCAATGCTGCGAAAAACTGGATTGAGAAATGCATCCTCGGTACTCCGACAGTGGAATATGCATCGTACTATAAAAGCCAGTCAAGGTATTTTAGTTATACTTATGCAGCAGTCAAATGGTCAGAAGTTGAAAATGCAACGTATTACAAAGTGCGTATCACAAAAGCTGACGGAACGTGGAAAGAATACGATACGACCTATACAGCATTTTACTCTACCAATTACACAGATGATTTTGTGGCAAACGGGATGGATGGAGCAACCGTTAAAGTGAAAGCATATGGAGATAATGATACATTCGGCTGTTGGTCAGACAATGCTAATATTGCGATTGCGAGATTTGGATATTAGGAGGAGATAGCATGATTAAAGTACTAGACGTAGAAAGACGATTACCAGACGGATCTATAAGAGTCCACTTGATTGCAGATTCAACTTTGGACACGCTCCCAACGAATTGCGAACAGGTAACTGGGCTTGACGGAGATTATCCGATCGGCATTGGATCAAGCTGCATTACGGCAAGCTTGGATATAGCACTTGTCGGAGCAAATGGGAAATGGGGTGAATGGCAGTAATGAACGACTTTTTAACACAGGCGATTGCGATGAAAGCGCTTAAGAACGGTGGATCCGGCGGAGCGGCAGGAGGAAATGCCGAGCAGATTGCGAAGAATAAAGCCGACATTATTTTGCTAAAGGAAGGTATCACTGATTTGAAGAGTGTAATGAAAGACATTCACAACAACACTCCACACGCATCAACCATTAAAGACTTTTATAATATCCGCAGAACTGGAAAGGTGTATCAGACAAAAATCTGGAAATTCGCAACCAATCCAACATCTAGCGGAGAGAAACTGTTAGATAATGCTGGATTGGAATTTATTCCGTCCACTGATACAACCGAGGGAAAAGACGATTATCTGAATGGCAGCCACCATCTTTTTGACTGGGTACATTGTAATTACAAGCGTTATGATGATGGCACGGCATATCCGATTGCTACAGAATATGATGATACTTATCAAGAAACAGGTAGCGTTGATGTTGGTGCTATGCAGATGAGTTTTTGGTGGAATTGGGACGCATCAAATCCAGAGTACGATTTGGTAACGATCTCTGACACACCAAACGAAAAATATAAATTAAAACCGTGGACAGAATGTAAGCGTGCAGACAGAACAATAACTCCGTGGTGCATTGGTTCTGCTTATGCTTCTGGTATTGCTTCTGACGGATTGCCTAGAAGTCAGCCTGGATTAAAACCTGAAAGAAATCAGAGCCATAACAATATGATTACGAATTATCAGAAAAAGGGTAAAGGTTATTTAGGTGCTGGTTCAGAAAGAAATACATTTCAGATTCTTTTCAACATCATCAAAGGTGCTACAAAGAATAGTCAGAGCTTATTCCAAGGATGTACAGGATACAGTTTCCAATACTCTGCTTCCATCGAATCTGCTGATGCACATACGTATTTCCCAGTTACAAACGCACAGGCGCAGAACATTCTCGCTGGCTCTTACGTATCAGTTGGTTACGGTCAGCTCAATGACGGAAAGAACGGTGTAAATAATGACCGTGGAGTAGCGAATATTCATAAATATGCAGATGATGTAAAAGTACTTAAAATTGAAACCCTTGACGCAAATAATAAAGCGGTCTATTTGGATATCGAAACAGGATTTAACACCATGCCGATTAAATTATCCGATACAGTAAATGCTCCTATCACGATCACTTCAATGCACTGGTGGTCTGGAAGCACAGATGCAGTTATTGGCAGACATGATGGTTCTTTCGGCTCTAATACAGATAGCAAGCATCCGTACAGAGTTCAAGGCCGTGAATACGCTGTCGGTGGATATATGGTTGCATCTGATACAGTAATGGACTTCCAAAGCGATTACAGCAAAAAAGTGTATGTTGCGCCAAAGGGTGTAGCACACAGTTCTTCTGATGCAATGATTAGAAACACATATACGTGTGTTGGTACAATCCCGGCAAATCCCGACGGAAACGGTTCGGATTTTTGGGTTGGCGATATTGCTGTAGATGTTGATACTGGCGCATGGTTTCCATCTGCAAAAGGTTCGTCCAATTCACAAGGCTTCGCAGACATGTTATACGCTGGTGATAAAACTACATCTGGAATGCGAGAATATTTACAAGGCGGTGATCTCTGGGCTGGGTCGAATGCTGGCTCAGCGTTCGTGCCTTGCTGGAACGGGCTTGGCGGGGCGTCTTGGAATTGCCTCGGCTGCGATTAAGAAGAGGTCGTCGGGGGTGAATTTCCTTTAGGAAAGAGGGGATCGCCCCTAATACGACCGACAAAAATAAAAGGACTTACGGCGCACGCGGTAATCTCAGGAATGGGTCGAATGCTGGCTCAGCGTACGTGAATTGCAGGAACAGGCTTGACAGGACGAATTGGAATTACCTCGGCTGAAATTGTTAATTTCTAATATATATAAATCCTTGCGTCGTATTTCGCACTCGTAAAGAGTGTAGCCCGTAAAGGCTCTTGGACAGATGCCCGAAATACTTTTTATAGACCTACTGAAACTTTTGAAGGAAGGAGTAAGGACGGATAGGGCTCGCCTATCTGTCGGGGTTAGTAGTATAAACCGAACGCCCTTAAAAAGACAATCGATTATGAAGACGTATTGTAAAACGGTCGATATAACAGATAGAAAACTGATTCAAAAGGCAGTATACAAATGCCTTAAAAAGAAATACAAAAGAAGAGATTCGTTGAAAATGTTTTCTGAATATACCGGACTTCCGACAGACACTATCAAAGGAATGTTCAATGAGTTCGGATTAAACGGAATGAAACCGATGGTTGAAACGGTGGTTGACGGAGTACGTGAAGAAATCATTCAAGGCAATATTCACTTTCAACCAATATGGTACAGAGAAAAGATTGACGCTTCCAGTCAGAAAGTGCGAAGAATTGGAATTCAGAACATTAAACAGCAAATCTACGATTATATCGCAGTAGAAGCTATGAAAGACTTCTTAAGGCGAATTGGTGAATACCAATGTGCAGCACTGAAAGGCAGAGGTCAATCCTACGGTATCAAAGCAATAAAACGATGGATGAGAAATAAAGATATCAGATACGCTGGTCAATGCGATATCAGTAAATGTTATCCATCAATAGACAGAAACAAATTAATGGAATTTCTTCGGAAATACATTAAGAATGAACCGTTACTCGAATTGATAGAGATGCTAATCATGACATTTGACACTGGATTGAGTATTGGTTCATATTTAAGTCAGTATCTTTGTAACTTATTCTTGTCTCAAATCTACCATGAAATAGCAGAGAATATGTATCGTATCAGAAAGAAGAGAAACGGAACAATAGAAAGAGTAAATCTCGTCAAGCATCAACTTTTCTTCATGGACGATATTTTGATTCTCGGAACGAATGCAAAGGACATTCACAAAGCTATGAAGCTGATTATTCAGAAAGCAGATGAGATGGGATTGAAAATCAAAGACAGTTGGACGGTATACACAACGGTCACAAAACGCAAAGATGACGGTCATTTCATTGATATTATGGGTGTCCGCATATACAGACAGCATATCACAATTAGAAGAAGAGTTTTCTTAAGAGTGAGGCGGTCGTACAAGAAAGCACAATCCCTTGTAAAACAGAGGAAGAAGATTCCAGTATGGCTTGCAAGGAAGTGCATGTCATACAAAGGCATCTTAGACCATACGGACAGCTACAATATAAAAAGAAGGTACAACGCGAACAAAACGATTCAAATTTGTAAAGGAGTGATATCACATGAAAGCAAGATTCGACACTACACAAGAGAGTGTTACTGTTAGACAGATTGATGGAATTGATTATGTCTATATCTGTCTGAATGAGAACATTGTAAAGGAGATTCCCGATGGAGAAGAAGAGGAACAGACCTATCATGAATATGATTACAAAGAAATCTCCGAACCTACTGGAACGCTAGACTTAGCCGATGTAAAAGCGAACCCAGAAAAATATCTCAATTATGGGAATGAACCTAAAAGAACTGATGCGGAGCGTATCGACGTACTAGAAGCAACTACAGACGATATCATTTTAATGATGGCTGATTTGATTGGAGGAGAAGCATAATGAAAACATTGAACACACTTAAATTGAAAATCATGGTAAGAGCATTTAAAATCCGTCTTAAAAACGGAGAGTCTTTTGAGGATATTGCGGCAGATTATCCAGCACTTACAGTAGATGATCTTGAAGCAATT